GCATGATACATTCAGATTGTAAGATTCCCAATCTCGACAATATGTCCAATATTAAAATTTCTCTGGCTCCTGTGTTTTGAGCTTTTTGAAACATTTCAGATATGATTCCCCCGTTGGCCAACAGAGCTTGAGAGATAATGTCGGCGTCATAGAGAGGGTGCTCCTTCAGAGGTCTAAATCCATCTGGGCCTTTGACCAGCATTTCACTGATTCCTTCAATGACGCGGCGCCTAGCTTTCTTCGGCATGTCTTTGTAATATTTCATATGAGTGTCGTCCAGTCTAATGGTGGAGCTTTTAAAAGTGGCTAGAGATTCTGCTGAATATGTTCTTTGTTTGTCAGCCACAGAGTCTATAAGACTGTTTTCGAAATTAGAATTTCTGTTCTTCAGAAATCTTTTAGTCATGTTGCCGACTATCATGCAAAAGAGAGGGTCAAACTCATGATTTTCATATTCTTGTCTCATCGGGTCTTCTATGAAATCCCACAACCTAGCCAGCTTGGCTTTTGATTTGCGCAGCAGCAGTTCTTCTGATAAAACTTTTATGTAAATCTTGAGTTGAGATGTGTTGATTTCCAGATCATCTTTGGAATTCTGGGATCCAAAATACGAAAAGTTCATGACCAACTCTTTAGAATAGACAGGCCTATTGTTTATGAAACTTATGAGACCTAAGAACTCATCTCCTCTCACGGTCTCTGTCTCAAAGAAATCGTCTGGTGTGTTAGGGTCACCTTGACTATGAGACGAAGATCGAACATCATCAGAAAAGTCTTCATATAAGACATTTTGTTGAGCGTTCTCTTCATTTAGAGTTCTTATAGACGCTTGATAATCTTTGAGATATTGTTCGGATATTTCTTCCAATGATTTGTTTTGATTCTGACCAGTCAAGACCTCAGACTTAAATCTCGGCAGCCTCATCGCTTGTTCCCTTCTAATTTTTCGTTCTGATAAGGTTTCTCCATTAATAGGCAGTGGTCTGTTTTTTGACATTCTCAAGAAAGAAGTGCATAATTGTTTGTAGACCCATATCAATAATCTGCTCCTCGGATTCTTTTCCATTTTTTCGAATAAAGAAAAAACATTGTGTCTGTCAATAGAGCCACTGTCGACATTGTTGTACATGTGCCTTATGGCCATCAAAGAAGAAGCAGTTCCTTTCTTTGACTCAAGTAGAACTAGTAGATTAAAATTGCTGGTTTCAATCACATGAACACAAGAGTCAATAGTGATCTTGCCGAGGGCTGTTTTCGGGTCAGAGCCAATCTTCAAACAATTAAGATAAGTGTTGAAGTCTTCCACTTTCAGACTCATCAATTCACAAAATAAAACAGTCTGACACATGGCTTTGTGATTTATAAACAGCATGTGAGACATTCTATGCCTGTTTATGGAAGTGAAGTCGTAAATTGCAAATTTTCCTGGGACAACCACCTTGGGTCTTTTGAACACAGAGGCCATGTGAGAAAAATCATGTTCGTACATATCAAACTCAGTCAAGTCGACTAATATAGAGAAAAATATGTGCTTGGTCACAGTTGTTGGTTTTAGTAAGAGCCAGATGTTGGCATTATGAAGCTTCTTGAAAATGAAGCTCCCAGAATCTGTCATTTGTGCCATGGAGGCATTAACTTCTTGCATGATCATGTCTATTATGGTGCAAGCACTGAAAATCGGCAGTCGAGAAAAAGTGTTTATGGCGTTCTGTACTCTATTTTCAATCTCATTGGATGCCTGAAGATTGAAAGTGTTGGCGTCTGAAGATGCTTTCTTTAAGGACTGCTCATAATTGTTCTTAGCTAATTGTCTTAGAGCTTTCACAGACTCGTTTTCGAATGGAGATATGATTTCGTCTCTGGGTTTCCAAATCACCTGGTCTGAAACCATTCTAGTTATGTCGTCCGTGTCACATTGATCACTGAATCGAGTTTTTTGTAGTCTTTCTTTTTCTACTTTCAAATCATTCCCTTCCATATGTTTGCCTTCGACTCCTATGGATGCCAATCGCTCCTCAACAGAAGAGTGATATTTCAAGGACACTCTGCCCCTCTGTTTGTTAGTGGAAACTAGTCTGTCCTTGTCCGACATTGATGACGCGGCTGACACCCAGGTCTCTTCTTCTTCTAAAGACCTTCGGACAAAATTGTTTGGACTACTTTCTGCAAACTGAAAGGACGATTCGAACATGCCAGACAATCCAGTGGCATCCTCTAATGATCTAAGCTCATCTCTGTGAGGGAAACTTCCTATCAGATCATCTTTATCAAATGGGCCCATTTCGTCTGCTTTCCTTTGAAGCTCTCGTATTTCATTGATCAGTTGAGCCTCTAACTGCTTATTTTTCTGTGTGGACATGTCTCGAGTTCTGTAAAGAGACTCTAAAGATTCCATTTTGTATTTCAGCTTTGGTCTTATGGATGCCGTGGGCGTCATGTTTCTAAGATTTTTGCCTTCTTTGGGAACTAAGAAAGGGAATTGTGCTGGTGCTTTTCCCGAATTTAGCACTGGCGGACCATTTTCTCTGAGTGCTGTTTGAAATTTTCTAATGGAATCCTTTTCAGGAGTCAAACTATCATCAGACTCTGAGTTCATAATTTCTGCTAATCTATTTTTTTCCATAAGAGTCACGGCGGAGATCGATTGAAAATAAGCATATTCAGACTCAACATGATTGTTAGAAAACATCTTCATCGATTTCATGATGTTGCTCCTAGACATTTTGAGAGGATCATCGTAAGATTCTAATATCTGAGGATTAGACATCTCTGTTTCGAAAATTTGAGTGAAGCAGTCAACAGTCAAATGATTTTTGCTGAGAGAGTTTTCCAAATCCGGGTCTCTCCATCCGAATAAATCTGTCAATTTAGATTTGATCATGAGGCC